ATTTCATTATCAGCCATATTAGGATGATGTTGTCTAACTAATTCTATCATTTCATTTAATGTCATTTCCATCTCCTACTAATTGAAAAGGAAGTCCTAATCTTTGTAATTCTTCTTGAATCATTTTATCTATAGTAGCTATCTGACCTTGTGTCAAAGCAAACAATTCATTGTCTTCTTCTTCTTGAACAGCTTCACTTATTTTAGCTTGCAACAGATAAGAACATGCCTTTAATATTCCTAAGTTTAAAGCTTGTTGAGGAAAGTCAAAATCATCTCCAGAAGTTTTTTCAGTAATATCTGTATCTATTAAATATTGATATCTATATATAGCTACTGTACTTCCAGTTGGTTTAATTACCATATCACCATTAGCTTCAAAACTATAAATAGGATTTTTATAATTACCTTCATTGTAATATATGCTAGTAGGGTCACCTTGACCTCTTTTTAAATAATCCAAAGAAACTTCTTTAGCTACTCTATCAGTACCGCCACTATCTTCTCTAGTAACCAAAATAACTTTTGCATTAGAAGCATCAATTGTTGACAAATCTGTTGATGGTGAAATTAAAGCACTTCTCCACAATTCAGAGTCTGATGGAATTAAATCAGCAGCATGATTAAAACCAGAATTAATTAAGTCCTTGTAGCCTTCTATTGAAGTAACTTCATCACCTACAAGGTCTTTTATTCTTGTTATTATGCTACTCGCCATCTTCTACTTTTTCTTCAACAGATTCTTCATCAAGAGATTCGAGTATTTCTATTGCGCCTAATAACTTAAATTTAAGTTGTGTAAACTCTTCTAACTTAATAGTTACTTGTTGTAAATCTGTTTTTAATTTAGCTATTTTTTCTTCCATTTTATCTTTTAACCTCGTTTTTTATTTTTAGTATCATATATATTAAAGTAGCTATAGCTGTCAAGGCGCTTAAAAACGGAGGAATTACCTCTAGCCAAGTCACCATAGTACCACTCATCCCAACAAAAGATGTTCTAACTGTATCTATTGAACTATTCATTTAATACTCTATATGAAAAACTAAATCCATAGAATCTGCTTGGAATGTTATGGCGCCACTCGAAGTCTGTATAGCAGCAATATAAACTGATGTTGACCCTGGTGCTGCTTGTAATAATATAGGATTAACATCTTCAGTATTTGAATTATTATACACTCTTTGTATTCTTGAATTATCTAAAAAACCTGTATTTCCTTCACTACTATCTAATTTTAAATATCCAGTAACGTTCATAGCTTCAAGTGCTGAGTCAGCTATGTTTGCTGTTGCATTAACTGTACCAAGAGTTCCTGTGTTTTCTGAAAATATAAAATCAATGTCAACCGTAGTAGTAACTTGATTTACAATGAACATAGCTATCAATTTGCTACACCCGCCATCACCTAATACAGCATTTGGTATTTCTACGCTATTAAATACAACATCTCCTTGTCCATAAGCAGCTGTATCCAATGTCGGTGTAATTCTAATAATCCTACGTCTTGCTGTAGATATTGAGCTTCCAGGGCTATCAGCGCTTCGAGTTACAGCATTTCCCGCATGCGTTATTGTTAAATCACTCATTTTTTCTCCATTTAAAAAATTATGCTAGGGGGCCATAAGGACCCCCTAACGATTACATCATTATGATGGGTCTTTGCCTATACCACCAAAAGTAACTGGGTTATTAATAGTATCGTTCTTTTTTGCTTGTTTGTCAATAGGAAGTCTACAAAATGCAGCATTAACTGCAGCTACACCTGCTGTAACTAATCCCGCTGCAACTCCATTACTACCAGCATCAGTTACTACCATTTTAACTCTTAACCTAACAACTCCAGCATACGTAAGGTCTTCATCTGAAGCAGTAGCAGGCACTATTACTTCGCTTGTATAATCTTGAGCAGGGCTACCTATGTCTGTCCATGTGCCAGCATCTTGAATTGCTGCCGTGCCAGGAACAACTTCGTTTCCACTGTTAAAATTATTACCATTTGAAGATTTATAGTATTGCCAACATGTTGTTATTTGAGCATCACCCGTATCACCAATTTCAAATTGAGCACCACTTGTAATAGTTCCTATACATAACTCTTCACTATAATAAGTATTTGTTTCACCATTACCAGTAGCTCCAGGGTCAGACATTATAGTGTTAGCTGTATATTGAACAACTTTATTGCTTATTGAAGGAGCCCAATTTGGAGATAAATTACCCGTTGGGCGGGACCCCGAAGGGTCCGCCCGTAGTATTGTAAGATTACTTTGGTCTGCCATAATCTACCTCCTAACTAAACTTAAGAACAGCGTGAGTTTCTGGTAAGCTAATTTCAAGACCAGCTTCTGTAATCACTTGGTCTTGTCTTCCATCAACTCCATTATCCTGTACGTTAGTTTCAACAAAGGTATCTCTGCTTATTCCATTTCCAACTAGTGGTCTATATGCTACATTTTTTAAATCAACAGCAACACAATAGTTTTCCCATGGACCTCTAAATAAAGGCTCAGCAACAAAATGTAAATTACCAAAAATAGTATTTACCATTGTTACTTGGTGTCCAAATGCACCTTTTACATTTTGAACATCTAAGCTATATTGAGAAGCTCCAACTGAGTTGTTTAAGAAAGAGCCATTACCTAATTTATTTAAATAAGTAATAACTTTTCTTGAAGCAAGTACCAGTTTGTTTCCAGAATTACCGCCTTCAGGTGCAAAGAAATCTTCCATTGCATCTAAGAAAGCATCGTACCCAGAAGAAGCGTAAGTCATGCTATACACCTTACCATTAGCTTCTGTGTACGGAACAATTCCATGAGTATATCTAGTAGTAGTTGCTCCAGCAGTAGCATTTCCTAATCCAAACAAAAATGCCTGCTCCATATCCATTTTATGCTCCATAAGCTTATCTGTCCAGATTCTTTGGAACTCATTCTTAATGCCTCTATACTCTGTGGCAAGTGCAGTATTAGAGTAGATGTTCATTCCAGTTTTGAAAATTTGGCAATAGCCTTCGCTATCACTCATGATATCTTCCCAACCAAGAGGAGCATCTGTTCCTTCTGCAAAAGCACTTCCAATTACAGAACCTTTTTGACCAGCATTCATGTCTGCTCCAGCAGCAACAGCATCAATAGCTATAAGAGATTCACCTGTAATTTCTGTATGACCATTAGTTGCATCGTGATTAATAAACTTACCATCACCTGCATCTGCACCAGCATTTGTTGTTACTGTTGCATCTGGGTCAATTCTAAAACGATACACTTTTGAATCACCATCAGAATATATTGCTAATACTTGATTTGGTAGAATCCAATGACATTCTTCTTCTACACTAGATATTTTACCATCTTTAGTTACATTACAAGAAATATGTAAATCAGTACCAGCAGCAACTGCGTTTCCAGCACTAACTGTTCCTGGGTCCCAATCTTCACCTGTTGATACAAAAAAGTTACGTCTTTGCCATTGATGTCTTTGTTCTAAAAACTTAAAGACGGGGTCGTTTGTTGGTTTTTTACCTACTTTATTTAAATAAACGAAGAAAGGACTTTGCTGAGGAGCAAGTTCGGCAACCCTATCACCAAAATCAAATTTTCTTCGAGTATTGTCTAAAGATACACCTGTGCCAGTTTGATTGGCAGAGGTACTAAATATGGTCGCATTTCCTGAGCTCATATTTATTCTCCTTTACTCTTAATTAACTCTCTCTCAGCTGTCGTGGGACCTTCGAGTAGAGTTGGTTACCACGGATTCTTATTATTAAAATCCGATATTAAACTATCCATAATCTTATCAGAGTCACTTCTTGCATCATTCCCGCCACCTTGACCTGTTTGGACACCCATCGGAGATGGTATCTGCTGAGCTCTTTGTGTTTGTTGGAACTCAGGACTTGGTCCAGCATTAGGTTGTGGTTGGCCTTGGCCTTTCTGCAGTCTGTATAACTGAACAAGATTATCTAAACTAAGTGAATTAGGGTCTGACATCTGTTGAATAAACTCTTGAGCATCAGCATCATTAAATCCATAATGACCTTGAAGATGAGTATTAACATCAGCCATTTGCTGCTGTTGAGCTGCATGCGCCTGCTGTCTTTGTATTTCATCTTGCCTAGCTTTTTCTTGAGCATCAAACTTTTCTTGCATCTGAGTTACGGTATACTCTTGTTTTAAAGTAGCGTATTCAGACATGTTATCACGCCATTCCTCATAATCATCTAAGTACCTAGCGCTTTCGCTAGTAGGGTCGCTATACGCTTCCTCTCTACTGTAGCCTCTAGGTTTTTGGGGTCTTTCAGGTGGCTCAGGAAACTCTTCAACAGGTTCTGCTTCTTGTTGTGGAACTTGCATTGCGTTCATTTGAGCCTGTAATTGCTCATTCTGCCGCTGAATTTCTGCTATTTGATTATCACGTTGAGCAGTTTGGCTTTGCCAGTACTCAAATCGTTTTTGGTCATTTTTAGCAGAATACTCTTGTGCTTGCTCTTGTATTGGAGCAGATTCAGGGGTCTCAGCTACTGCTGGAGCCTGTTCCTGTGGTTCTGTTGTTTCTTGAGTGCCTAAAAAAGCATCCTCAATAGACACACTATCACTAGAGCCTTCTGTTGGCCATGGTCCTTCAAATGCAGTAGTTGCATCATTTGGATTGGCATTTTCCATCGGGGTATCTATGTTGTCTGTCATTTCTTTTTACTCACTTTCGGCTTGCCCTGTTCGCCGCTTACGGGGGTAGAAGCCTCTGTTTTTATTGAACCAGCGATATCACGCTTGATTACGGCCATATTGTCGTCAAGTCGTTTTTCATAAACAGAACTTGCAGCTTTCGCTTTATTACTAACTTGGTCAAGTTCTGTTTTAAATTTCTCAACTTCAATTCTTTTTCTAAGGTTAACTGACTCCCTATCTCTAGATTGCAAGTCACCCTTTAATTTTTTAATTTCATCAACTGCTTGTTGCAACTGTGTTTGGAGTTGTCCGACTTGGTCGGTTCTTTCAACAACACCCTCCATATCAAATACTTCTGTCTTCTTGAGAACCTCAATTCTATCAACCAATCCTTTCTGATAAGCATCCATATAAAACTCAAGCTCTGCATATCTGTTAGAAGGTAATGTACTACCTGATAGATAAATTACGTCATATTTTCCAACTGTAATATCATTAAATGTAGTAATTTCATTTGTTTTGTCGTCAATAAGCTTTTTATTAATAACAAATTCACTTAATGAGTTATTAGGCTGTATTACTCTAAACACTTTTTCTTGCGTGTACAACTGCTGCATTAAAGGTATGGCCACTTGAGCTACTTTAGTTAGACCAGCTTCAATATCAGCTAATTTTGATTTAATTTTTCTTTGTCCAAATTCATCAAGACTAATTGTAGCCTTGTAGGTTTGTGGAGCAGCTTGGGCATTACCCATCATCATTTCATATAATCCTAACTGATGGTCAATATCTTGCTTAGCTACTTGCTCACCGCTATAAAGTTCGTTTGGAAGCGGAGAGGGTTGGACAGGCATTGGTGCGCCATCTGTTGGGTCATAAGGGATTGCGACACCAGGCTGAGCCCATTTCTGCTCAAATTCTGACATGTCTACACTACCTTCTGGGACAAGTATCTTAGTATTAGTACTTGTCGTTGCATGCGCTACTATTAATGAACGCATTTTATTTATATATTCTTGAAGACCTTTTATCATCCTTACATCAGATTGAGGATAAGGAGTTCTTGTATGTAAACTCATAAATGGTACAATTGGATAATCTTCTATTGGAAGTTCTCTGCTGTATAAATGTTTATCTCCCATAATAACGCACATATTGACCCGTTTAATTTGAGTTACAACTGTCTGTATTAGTTGTCGTTCAATAAGTTCTGCAAAACTTACTTCTTCAACGTTAATAGGCTCAGGCGCAATAGGAACTTCTGCATTGCCATCTAAACCCATACTCGTCATACCAGATTCCATTTGAGTTTGATACTGCTGTCTTTGTTGTTCTAGTTGAGATAAAATTACCTTTGCTTGTGCGGGGTCATCAATTATTTCGCCATTAATTATATATGCTTGTCGTTGAACGTAGCTAGCATATTCTTCTTCATTTAATAATAATTCTTTTTTACTCCACACTTCATAAATCCTATACCTATCAACCATTACTTTATAATAACGTTCGTACCCTCTAAGGTATTCAGTATTATCTGTTCTATCTACATCTTCAGGAAAATGAGTAGCCATATCGTTAGCTCTACCTGTTTCTGGCCTATCATGGTCATAATCACTGGCGTTATTAGCAGCATTTTTAATAGCCTTTTCATACATAGGATATAAGTTAGCAGCTTGCTCTCTAGTAAATAATCTAGATATAATAATATTTTCGGCATCATTAAAAAATCTATCTCTACTATTTGGGTCTACGTATACATCAAGTGGGTCTACATCGTGAATACACACTTCGCCTTTACCCATATCCATCATTGGGTCTTGATATACGTGTATATATCCTAATCCCATTACATAGTAATCATCTATCATTTGCCGTACTGCGGTTCGCCCATCAGATATATCATACATATACGCAAGCATAGCACTCATTACTTGTGCTACTTTATTGTCAGAATCTTCTCTAGGCGCTACTCTAAATGATGGTCTGTTTGCAGACATCATTGATTTTGCTGCTTCAACAGCAGGATGTACCCTATTAACAACTACAGGCGCTTGCCCTCTAGCTCTTAATATATCCTCTTGTTCTTTTGTCCATTGACGCCCAAGTCTAAATTCTTTATCTTCCTTGGCATGCTTTGCCCAGTTGTCGCGTTTAGAGCCATATTTCTGGAATAGGTCTAATGTTTCATCGACTAAGGGCTTGCCTGAAAGTTTCTTTTTAACGGTATATGCCATCTTGCAATTTAACTCCTACATAGTCATCCAATCAAGGAATTTCTTTTTCTTCTTTTTATCATACTTTTTTTTGTCATATTCTTTAAGTCTACACGGCTTTGCTCCATCTAATGCTGTCCACACAGCATCCATAACATCATCATGTTTACCTCTAGGATATGATAGAAATTCTTGTTGGGGTTTTATGTCTTCTGGTCTAAAATAAAATTGTTTTCTAGCAAACATTGGAACCATAGACAATAATCGTTCTGATTTTCTAGTTCTTGGTTTTACACCAGCCTCTAATCCTGGTATGTATAACCCTTTTTCTTTCATTATGTCTCTTACACCTACACGTAACGCTTCCTGATAACCTGTTGTTTCTATCTTAATTCGTCTAGGTTTAAATTTTGTAAACGTATCAATAATCATATCGGGTTGTTTAGAAGGAGTAACTCGCTCTCTCTTAATATCTATTACGTATTTATTGTTTTCATTGTCTATGCCAATAGTAGCAATAACAAAATAGTCTGCCCTTGATGACAGTGAAGATGCGGGGTCAACGCCAGAATATACCTCGACAGGTATTATCTTTTCTTCATCGTCTATTGTTCTAACTAGACACCCTTGTCCATTACGTATTTCATAATCGTAGTGATGCATTTGTATCCACTCAGGTTTAAACGGTGCGTTATCTGGTGACTGAGCAATATTCATATACTCCTGATAAAATCCATTCAAATTACCAATACTAGCAAACTCGTCTTTTATTTGCATTATACGTTCATGTGGAAACCTTTCGGGCCATATACTTTTTTCATCGTCGTCCCATATACTATACCACAAAACATTCCACGAAGCAGATTCTTTTATCCAATACAAAAAACAATCTTCCGATATAACCGTACCAATCATCACTAATTTACCATCATCTGATAGCGATGGTATTACTGCTTCAGTCATCCATTTCTTGTTTTTAGCTCTAGCTTCTGGTGTATACGCATTTAGCTCAGACTCAAAGTCGTCTACAATAATTAAGTTAGGTCTTGTATCTCCTTCAATAAAACCCCTAACTCTTTGCCCTGTACCCACAGCTATAATTCTAGTGCCATTAGCAAGTATAACATCATTGTTTGTCCATCTCTTGGCAGTAGTAGGTCCCATATCTCCAAACAACTCTGTAAATTTATCTGAATGCGCCAAATGATATTTAATTCTAGATAAGAAGTTAATAGACTGAGTCTGTGATTCTGATATAATAACAATAAATAAATCTTCGTCACTATGTTTAAACGCGGCTTTCCATAATGGAAATATAAGTGATGTGGTTGTGCTTTTGGCTGTACCACGAGGGGCCGCTATTGCGACCCTTCGTTGTTCGTTGTCGGATAAGGACTTGTAGATATTGAAGTGAAAAGGAGGTATCTCCTTCTTGAGGGCTGTTGGGAAGCAGTACCTTCCAAACAATGCCATATTAGTATATAACTTTTTTAACGCTTGCTGTTGAGCATAGCGTTCTTCATAGTCACTCATCTATTGGTTTAGTAGTAGTCCGTGATGCTTCTATATGCGATTCTTCTTTAACAATATCATCAATCATAGAAACAGATTTAGACTCTATCTTATCTACCGTTTTCTCCATATACTTTTCTTTCATGCCATGCATATCCTGCAGATTTTCCACAGCACGCATTATACTAGGGACATCTTTCTTGTCCTTAGCCATTTTAATTGCATCTTCTAATAAATTAAGAGTATACTTTTCATTTAGACCATGCTCTTCTAATAAATTAGATAATTCTTCTCGTACCATCCTTTTAAAGACCTCCGATTTCATAGTGCGTCGCCATTTACGTCTTTGAGAGCTAGTTACTGAGCCTAATGCCCATTCAATAGCTAAATCATAATCTGGCTTTAACGCATACATTGTTGCCAGGTTTTTCATCTTTTGCTGACCCGCCTGGACTTCTATGTAACTCTTACCTGTAAAAGTTACATTAGTTTTACGACCAGCAACAATAAGTTTTTTAGAATCATACTTAGGATTATAAAAGGTATAACCCCAAGGAAAACGCATATAAATACTAGAACGACCGTCTTCCGCCACATAATCTTTCTTTTTGATGACCTTTGCAACATAATCGTCATCAGAGATTGCATATTCTCCCTCTTCCGCTTCTTTCCAATATTTAAATTCAATCCCATTATCTTTTGCTTCGTTTTTTCTATAGACCGTATAGACTATCTTGCCTCGGTCTTTATGATTAATTGGTATATCGTACACTAAAAAGCTTGTTCCTCAGGTGTTTTTTTAAACCTTACATCGTATGCATTCATAGTTTCGTTAAATAAATTTCTTTTATCTTCTGGTCCTGCATAATGGTAGGTTTGCCAAAATTCTGCTAAATTATCTGGGGTAACTCCAGTCAATGAAGCTGTAGGATGTTTTCTTATATTGGCCATAAATAGCATTTTTTGCTGTTCTTCATTTAAAGTAGAGGCGTCTAATCCTTCTCGGGGGTCGTAATTTGTCCATTCAGGGATACTCCCTTGTTCATCAAACATTTGACGCAATCGTCTCATTGCGGTCATTCCACCTT